GATCTAAAGAAAAATCATCTGTGACAGATCTTAACAGAATCCTAGTACCACCAGCTTTCACATTAAGAGTAGATACTAAATCTAGAACTGCTCTAACAACCCTACGTTTTTGCCCAACACTTATACCATCTGGTAATTGCATTTCAGGAGGAAGTGTCGTTATTTCAGGAGTATAGCCAAGCCCTATTTCAACTGATGTTACAGCATCATTAAGTGTAAGTTGACCACTACCATTTGTAGTAAATGTACCTAAACTAAAATTACCTGACTTCACTTGGACTTCTGTGTTGGGTAAATGTGAAACAGTCCATGTTGTCGTAGCACTACCAGTTTGCTGTGATGCCATATCTAAATGAAAGCTATTGGAAAACAATTCTAATGTTGTAACTGTAGAACTATTTATTGTTCTTTCGACTACTGTATATATCTGTCTATTTACATTAACTATGTTTTTAAAATTACCAGTTGTATCGTACCTAACCCAGCCTTGTACTTTTTCTTTTCTAATAGACATAAATACTGGCATATGACCATCTGTATTTAATAGGTATAGATATCCCTCCATCTGATCAGCTGATTCTCTTTGAGCCTCAATAGCTGATGGAGTCCCTATAATATGTTCCGATAACAAAGTAATTGAGTCTGAGTTATAGGCTTGTGATATATCTGAAAAAATAAACTCTCTGATTGCACCTTTGGATTTAGTTAAGAATACTATTGCACCATCAAACTCTTGTGGTTGAACTGATCCTGATCCATAGCTAGTTTGTTTTTTAACTGTGATTGTCGATGGTGTAAGAGGTTTGTTCTCACTTGTAGGCACAAAGAGTTCTTGCTCAGAAGTAAAGATTGTGAGAAATCGAAATGATTGCAAAGCCTTAATTTCTGACACCTGTGCTTCTGCGATTTGTATTTGGATAGATTCATCATCTTGTGCTGTTCCTACATCAAAGTTTGTAAATTCTGCAATCTTTGACATAAACAAGAAGTTAGGTAAATCTCTGCTCCCCCCAAATATTAATCGTTGATCATGTAAAGTAACTGCTCTAGCAAAACCCCTGACAGAACTAAATACTGGTTCAGCCCAAGTAGTTATTGCATTGGTATTCGCTATTGCTCCTGATAAAGTAGCAGTAACAACTGTCCCACTTGTATAACCTGTTATCAAAGCATGACGTACTGTAAGTGCATCATCTACTAATCTAAGATAAAGTCCATTATATGCTGATGTAAAAGCAGTAGCACTTGCCGTAAGTGTGACAGATCCACTTGTTCCACTAGGTGTAATAGTCACACTACCAGCTGCAAACTTGAAATATGGTTGAAATTTTAATCCTGATGAAATATCAAAATCAAATTCTGTTCTAGTAAAGTTAGTAGAACTTGTTCTTTCTATTTGTTGCATAGGAATGTCTGGGTGTGTCAAAAACATTGTATCACCACTTTGGGAAACAACTAATGATCCAATTTGTGATGTTTGCCAAGGACAACCTGTAATAGTCTGTAATAATGTTGTTGGATCTGAAATATCTACAATTCTAAGTTTTGTATTACTAAATAGTAATATATATGCTTCATTTTCATCAAATACATATGCTTCCGTCTGATAAGCCTCATTTGCAAGCGTCTGAAGGTATCTAAGCCCAGGTCGCCTAGTGCAACCCCCCTGAGCCTTTAACCTTACGTTACGAAGCCTAAAAGCTCCATTTGCATAAGCAGCTGCATCGACTCTAGATGACAAAAGAGGGGATAACTCCCCTGATGAAAAATTTGTAGTAAACTGTCTTAATAATGCCATTCATTCAACTCGTTGATTCTCCTTCGATCTTTGCATAAATACCAGATCCAAGTCTTATTTTATGAAATCTGCTGAGAGCAACTTGTTGTGTAGTTACTTGCTGTGCATCTCTAGCTTTAGCTCTTCTAAACTGAACTTCAGCTAATTGACTGTATGATCTAGCTATATCACCTTTTCTCGTTACTGCTAAAGCCAAAATAGATGCAAGGCGATATATAACCCATAAAGTAAATGCTGGTGGCCAAAACTGTGTATCAACTCGAAATATGTAGTTTAAAACTACTTCATCATCTTCGTTGGCATTAAGATATATAAATCTTTCATATATATCATATTGCTGTACTGCATCAGCTATTGTAACAGTTTGTACTTGTATAACTGAAGGCTCTGTAGGTAGAACATAAGCTGCCGACCATCTTGCAACTGGAGCATCAGCTTGTCTTGATAATACTTTTTGACCAGAAGCAAAGTTCCAATTATTCTGTGCCAAACAATCTTCAACTATATCTTCATAACTTGTATTCATAACTAAGGCTTCATCAGTACCCTCGGTAAATGATGAGAGTGGTTCCATTCCCACCATAACCATAGCTCTTTGTGCTACTTCAATATCCGTCTTAGCTGTTTGTGGCATTCTTACCTCGGAAAGTTTGGATTACGATCTTTTTTCTTTTGATTTAATGTAGCGTCACCAACTTTCTTTGGACTCATAATAGTCCCAATTATGCCAGGGACAGAAACATTTTTTATTGCTGTCATAACTTTGCCCATTGTCTTGAATTTTTTTAGTTTATTTGCAATCTGATCTTTTTCCATTGCACCAGATAATCTATTAAATTTAGAACCATAATTTGCAAAAGTCTTATTTAATTTACTATCAGTTTGAGGCACACCTGTTTGTGCTGATTTTTGAAACTGATTATATTTAGTCATATCAGTCTTATTACCCTGAAAAGAAAATGGTCTTTCACGTATAAGTGATTCTTTTTCAGCTAATGCACTCATATATGATCTAGTATTCATCATACGATTTGCTACTAATTTTCTAGTTTTTGGATTATTTGAAAGACCTTTATTTTTCATTAGTAGCCTCTGCCACCTTTGCCTTTACCCTTTTTTTTCATTATGCTGACTCCTTTTTTTTAGCAATTATTTTTTTCTTAAGATCTTCAGGTAGTTTCTTCTGATTGGCAGTTAGCATACTTTCACCATTGCCATTCTTTTCTTTACCCATTGTCTTTGGCTTTTTCTTTAGTCTTTCGTTGTATGCTTTAAGTTGGACAAGACCCTCTTTTGTATATGGAAAGTTTTTTCCATCACTAGCTTTTGGCATCAACTTTACTCCCTAATTTAACTTTATCCCCAAATCTAACAGTATAAACTGTACCATTTGATGTTTCTACAGTATGAGAGGAAGTGGCCTTTACAGCCACCTCCTTAGTTTTTGTTGGTTTCTTAGCCATTATCTACTATCCGAGGTCATGCTAACAATATCAGCAGTATCGATTGCTGATCCATCATTAGATACCACAGTTGTAATACCAAAACCATTAGATGCATTGATGAATATAACATCGCCAACATTCATTTCGTTGACTAATGCATTGAAATATCCAGCAGCATCTATTGTGTTAAGAGCATCACCAGTAGATTTGTAATTCCAGATATGGAACCCATTACCAGCATAGGAAACTAAACTTAAGTCTGCTTGTACTAACGCCATGTCTACCTCCTATTTCTTTAGTTCCATTTCAAATACACCTTCACCATCGATCAAGACTGCGTTCTGTTGCATTTTATTTAATACAAAGTAGCTGTCCTTATCGTTGTGATATTGCATATTTGAAGTTATATCCGTACCGATTGCATGAGCAACGGCATCTCTATGGTAAGCAAAACACTCTCTATGAGTAGTTCCAGCTGCACCTGATCCGTTTAGTTCAGTAAGACCACCATGTGCAAACCACATGAATCCTAACCATCTTTTAGCAGTTACGCCATTAGGGAAAGGAAGATCTGCTTCACCAACATATTCTGCTCTTGAGAATTGATCAATAGCCATCAGTTGCGACCACTGCTCCCAGCCAACAACAGCATATCTCTGACCATCATCAGGGACATTATTGTTGCCAAACTTTTCCATAAGCTCTAAAGCCCATGTTAAAGTTATGCCGTTAGAAGTTTCGTCATGTGCAGAAGATGTTCCAGTCATAGCACCTAATATTAGGTCATCTGTCTTTCTACCTAAAGCATATGCACCTGATTGTTGTGCAACTTGCATTTCATCGTGGTTTATTCTTAACTGATCTAGATCATCGACCCATTCTCCAGCAAAATAATCCTCAACTGTTACATTTACGTTAGTGTGTGCAAGATTCATAGGTGCGACGTTACCATGCCTTGCTTTTGTAGTAGCAAAACCTTTACCGATTTTTTGGAATGTTGTTTTGTTCTTTACACCATTTCTAGTTCGAACAGTATTCCTAAGTTTTGAACCCATTCTCTGGTACGCAACGTGTACCCCTGATTCAAACTCCTCAATAAAGGAAGTGCTTATGGTATTAACAGCCATTATAGCCTCCGTTATAAGTTAAAAATTATACTATTCTGGTTATTCGCTTCACTACTACCTTGAAGTTATTCCAATATTGGGCCTCTAAGTAGTTCTACGAGCCTTCTAGTAATTACAATGTTTCAGAAAATTAAGTCTTTGACTATTCACATTACTAAGAGGCTCTATCTCTTTGTCTTGATAATTGAGATGCCATAGCTCTTACTTTTGCAATATGAACTGGATCTCCACCATTTTTCCAATACTTTTCATCTCTTTGTGCAGCTTGTAAGTCTTCTTTAGTAACTGCTTCTTGAAACTCAGTAGTAGATGTCATATTAAACTTAGGCTGACCATTTAATTCCATAATGGATTCAAAGAACTTAACCATACCAGCTGATGCTGGAATACTTGCAAACGTATTGTAATCAGGTTCACCTAATACTGAATTTGCCCAGGCATCTATTCTTTCCAGTCTTCTATCAGCGTGTTCACCAAGAGTTTCTGATTCTACATTCCAATCAGGCCCACTTTGTGCTTGCATTGTCATATACTCAGAAACAAAATCACTAAATTCATCTTGTGATAAAGCCATATTATGTGCCTTATCTCTAAACCAATTTAACATAGTGTCATCTTCAGGTACGTCTAAATTATTACCTTCTTCATCTTGTACCTCTAGCTTATAATCAGCTGGTGTTACTGGAACTTCTTTGGAAGCCTCTTCATTAAGTTCGTCCACAAGCTCTGCTTTAATTTCATCACGACGGCTATGAAACTTTTGCTGTAGTTGATTATAACTGTTTGCCAACTGCTCAGGTGTTTCAAACTTAGCATCAAGCCATTCAGGTCTTTCTGTTGAGTCTTTTTGTTCGACTTCGTTTTGTTCACCTGTGTCGTTTGCAATGGTGCTTTGGACTTCTGTATCGGTGCTTTCATTGCTTTCTTGAGTTGTTTGTTCATCAGACATATTATCTCCTTATTTAGCAGTCCCACTTTCTTAGTGCTTTATTAATACGACTATTTGGATCATTAGCCGTTTTCTTACTAGTCAATTTCTTTTTCATTCCCATCATTCTTTTACAAAATGATTTACGTCTTGCAGCTGCTTTTGGGCTTTTCTTAGCTTCTTTCGCAGAAACAGGACGTTTGATATTCTTCCCCTGACGACGTAAACTTGCTCTACCTTTGGCATTGAGTCCTCCACTTGGGTTTTTCCCTTCTTTACGTTGCCATGCTGGTGTCTTTGCCATTTGTTACGTCCTTGCATAAGTTGGTTTTTTACCACCACCTTCAGGGTTTGTCTTCCTTTTTCTTGTGGTGGCTTTTCGTTTTTCAGCTACTGTCATTCTTGCAGCTTTAGATGATGGTACACATTTGGGATATTTTCTACCATCTCCCATAGTTCTTCCACACTTTGGGTGCTTACCATCTTTCTTTGTGGATATATCAACCCACTTTTCACCAAACCACTTCTTAAGACTCATGTCTTTTTGCCACCTTTATAACCACCACCCATTTTCTTATATTGAATAACTAACTGCCCTGAGGCATATGCCGATGGCCATTTAGCAACTCTTTTTTTTACAATAGCTTTGGCTTTTGCATATAGTGCTGGATTAGTTGGTATCGCCATTTCTTCTCCCAAGTTCTGTTCTATGTTTTATTAGTGCAACTACCCACCTCTGACCTTCAAAGTGAGCAAGACTTTCGATTGGTACGCCTGCCCCATGAATGTTGCCCGTTGTGAGATTCTCCAAATATTGAAGGAACAACTTGCCAATCCCTGAACCAAAAAGAGCATAGGCTTTATTATTAAGATCAGCTTCAACTTCAGTAGTGTAGCTTCGACTATCGATAGATGCATTGACTTTTTCCTTTTTCATTATTGTCCTCGTTGTTGTTGCATTAGTTGTAATGCCATGTCAATGTTCCCTTGTACTTCATCTCTACTAGCCAATAGTTCTTCTTTAACACCAAACTTTGATGCTAAATATTGTATTACTTTTTCTTGATTATACAATGCTGGTGTTATGTCAGGCCCAAATGTTCCAGCTATAGTTTGTTGAAATCTGACAAAATCAGCAACATCTTGTTGATCTTGAGCCCTTAGCAATGGTGATACTGGTACTATTCTTATTTCCCTACCATCAACTTTCGGTATATCCAAGATACCTTGCTCTGAATATATATGTACGATCCTTTCAACCAATGGGTGCAAAAATTCTTTCTGCATTCTCCCTGCGACTGCTCCCATATCTCTTGCCACGTCAGCAAGCCTTTCTGAAACTTCTGTTGCTGACAATGGTGTCTTCGCATTTGCTCTTGAATCGAGTTCATCAATATACATAGCCTTCCTGACATTTCTTCTCATATCCTCCAATATTAATTGACCAACATCAAAACGTGCTGGGCTTTGTAAAGATTCTAATGAACTCCCTGGGCTTCTTGGTATAAATGTCCCAGGCTGTATTGTAATATTATCAGGATTGAATACACCATCATCATCATATACATATGCACCACCTATTGCCATTTCTGCATTCTCAAGAATAAGCTGCACAGTTAGGTTTAAAGTTTTAATTGCTGGCATAGCTTGTAATACTGGGCCTCTTCCCCAAACTTCCATACCACTTTTAGACCATCTTGTTGTCAACCAAGGTAGTGATCCTTTGCCTTTTAACTTAGTCTTTTGTAAAATATGGTTGTCTGTTTCTGATAAAAGAAAATAAGTATATTCATCTTTAAATTTATCATCACTATCAAACATAGTTGCTTCAATTATTCTAGTCTTTCTATGTGGATCTCTTTGTTGTACAAGCTCCATGTCCTTACTAAACTTTGCATCAGGATATCTATGCTTTACATCTGTAATTTCACAGTCGTAATTCCATCGAAACCAATCAGTCACTTGATCCATAGCACCTGATAAAAGTGCCACGTTATTTGGTGGTACAGCAGTAAAATGGAGATCGCCTGTAAAACGTCCTGATTCAACAAGCATATTCATCGTACCTATACCTAAATCTTGAAGACCTTCATGAAACTCGGAATTGAAATTACTATTTCTTAGCCCTTCATGTAGTAGTTCCGTAATATCATCAAGTTCTTTCAATAGCTGAGAGTTGATGCTCTCTGCTGGGTACTCAGGGCCTGGGGCTAGTTTAAATGCTCGACCATTTGGAGGAAAAAAGCCAAGCTGAAGTCTTGAGGCAAATCTAGGGAGTCCAGTTACTGCTGTTTCATCATAAATATTCTCAGTTCGTCTTTGACCAGCATACTCACCGAAAAAACTTTCTCTATGTGGTAATACATAATCATATATCTCTTCCCATATATCAGACCAATTCTGCCATCTACCTTTGGCTTTTTTGAATCGATTCATTACTTTTTGGTATTCGGCACGATCTCCAGATTGACCACCAGCTGGTGCTTTGCCTGAATCTCCACCATATTCACTACGCATTGTAGCTTCCTCCCATAGTTTTAGACTTGGTAAGATTACGTCTATATCCAGTAAAACCTTCTACATCTTCGTCTTGTAGGGATTTTTGTCCAATTTTATTACTTGCTAACTTTCTTACCTTTTCTTCACGTTGAAACTTCTGATCAGCAGCAGCTTCTTTGTTAATTCGTTCTTGTTCTGCTTTTTGCTTGGCTAATTCAGGATCAGGTGCAACTCTTGGTGTTGAAAATAGACTACCCATTTGATGACTCCAATAAATCTTTTGATTCAAATATTATTGAACCTTTTCTTTTTAGCAATTCACAATACAACTGATAAGGTGTCCAGATCCAAAACTTACGAACATTGCACAGATGCTTTATAAAACTAACACAATAAAACAATCTTGGTATATAAATAGGATAATCTTTTATATCTACCTCTACACAAGTGTTGCATAAATGCATATTTAACACTAATTCTGTAGCTTTTTCACCTTTTAAACTCTGAAAATCAAAACCATTTGTAGTAATTTCTACTTTTTGCCACAATTCTAACTCAGGATCGTATCTAACAGCATAAACATGAGTGAATCCAGCACGATATTTGGTAAATAGCTTCCATAAACCTATATTTTTACTATCACAAAAGCAAATTATCCACTTCATCTAGCCATTTGCCTTCCAAATCTACTATTTTTATTATTTCTTCGTTTCATTCTATCAAATGGATTACTTGTTCTTTCAACAACAGTCGCAGTAGCTGCTCTTTGACCACCTAACATTACCTTTCGACCCTCACCTCCTCCTAAGAAAGCATATTGTAATGCATCATGGCAATGTGAGAATCTGTTTTTATCAGGTCTTTCTTCATATCTTTCTGATCCCATATAGTACATTCTCTTAAATTGATAACCACCCTCAAACCCTGATATCAAATTAGTGCAAGTAGGGCTGACTGTAAGAGATGGAAAACCATCTGTCATTCTATTTATTACAGATTCAACTGCCTCTACTCTTATAGATATATCGTTTGTAGGTGCTGGATAAGCATTAATCCCTGATGCTCGCAACATCATAAATGGTGTATGCTCAGAAGTCTGTGCCATTTGATTACCAGCTGGATCACCAATAAATTTATATGTGTGCTTATCCCATTGGTTTTTAGATATTTCTTTTTTCAATATATCTGCAAATCTTATAGCACCCATGTCTTTGCCAATTATCTCATGGAATATAATCCATTTTCCAGAATGCAACTGCTGACAAAAGACAGCTGATGGGGATCTACCAAAGTCAATGCCAACAATTACATCGCTGGTTTCTGATGGCACTAATGGCTCATTAGAAACATGAGTATCTCTTCTAAATGTAGGATAAACTGGCTTACCATCTAATAAGGCTTGGTATTCATTTAATACATATACTTTTACCCAAGAAGGAGCTTTACCCAAAATTATCTTGTCATAATATTCATTTTGTAAGTTTACCCTGTTCTCAGATTGTAAATTAGCTTCATATCCTGATAAATTGCCATGTACATCTTTTTTCTCAAACATAGCAGATGGTTGTGAAAAGAAATTCCAATCGTCAGGCTTGACCATAAGCAGCTTTTCTTCTTGTGTCATGTACTCAGGTATTGGTACTTCACCAGCTACAATTCCCCACCAGTGATCTTCACTTGGAGCATTTGTGTCCATAATAACACCATACCAAGATGGGCCACCCTCCCTCATTGATGGATATCTACCTACACGCATTGTGCAAGCATCTATTATATTTTTATTTATCTCTCTAGCTTCATTTACCCAAACACCAGTTAACTCTAAAGATAATAGCTTTTTTACATCTTCAGTCTTGTCCAAAGCTAAAAATATTACCTCTAGCTCTACTGTAGTCTTATCTCCAAGAGCAAAACATACATTATGTGTATATGGTGGTGACCACACAAAACGACCCAAACTATCGTCAAACCAATCTCTCCATGTTTTGATAGTTGTAGTTTTAAGTTGTGGATTTGTGTTTCTGATAATAACCCAACGACTCTTTCTTACACCTTGATCATTGGGCTGTTGGGCAACTGATCTCCTCATTATTTCCATACAACAAGTAACAGATTTACCAGAACCAACAGGTCCTCTAAGACCTCTAACAAAAGAGGCATCTTTCATAAAACTCTTGGCGACTTGACCTGGGGGTTTGTACTCT